CTATTTCCTGCGCCTGTGCGGCCGATGTCGCCGACCCCTCCGCCATCTGATGGGCGACCCCGATCTTGCTTACGCCCTGGCCGAGCTGGCCGGCGTTCCCCGAAAGAAGGCCGCCGATTGCGTCGGCCCAGCCTGAATTGGAGAAGCTCTCGGCAGCATCTTTCATATCGACCATCTGCTGCTTCGCCTGTCCTAAGCGATCGACGGCCGTCTCAATCGAGTGAACATTGATGAAGTCTTTCTCTTGCATCTCCAGCTGCGCCTTATGGAATGCATCCTGGGCCGCGTTCAGCGAGACGTACTTTTCATAGGCGTTGTAGATAGACTCGCCTATGTGGATGAAGATGTCGACCGCGCCCATCGCCAGCAGCCCGCTACCCATGCCGGCAATCGCGCCGCTCAGCATCGAACTCGATGCGATCGCTTTTTCCATCGCGCGCGGAATAAAGATGCCAAGATCGTCGCGCAGCAGCCGCACATTATCGAGAGAGGTCAGCGCATGGCTCCCCACCTGGTCGAGCCCCGCAGCCGCCTCCGCGCCTCCAGCGGCACCGGCCGGGCCAATCGCTTGCAACTGCGCAACCACCTGCTGCACAGCCTCCGCCGCGTTTCCGTCCGTCACATTGATGGTGATCTGCACAACCTGCCCGGACATCTATTCGCCTCTCCGCACAAACTTCGTTCCACACTTGCAGCAGCTAACGGCAAACGGGCTGTCCTGCAGCGCCCCGCACACGCCACATGGCGGATGGTTGCGCTCAAACTCGCGCCGTGCCTGCGCCACAGCGACAAGGCCGTCCGCCTCGCTCAGTGTCCAATCCGTTGTGGCCACGCCCACTTTCTTTTGCTCCTCAAGCCACAACAGAAACTCGGCGCGCTTGTAGTAGCCGGGTGAAAGCGTCAAGGGCGGTAGCGAGCCAAACATGCGCTCGCCGCTGCCCTCGTCCGCGTCGTCCAGCGATCGCGACACACGCGACTCCACAAAGCCGCGCTCAAGCAGTTGCCCAACTGCCTGGCGCAAGCCTTCGGCGTCGCGCGTGACGTCAATAGTCATTTATTCCTCTTCATCTTCTTCAATCGCCGGCGTTCCAGCGGAGAAGAGAGCCGCAATGGCCGCAACCTTATGGTAGGTGTCCATGTGCCGCGCAATCTGCTCCCGGCCAACCAGCGCCACGCCGTTCAACGCGTAGCCGGCCACACTCGCAATCAGCTCGTCATAGAGCGTTGCCAGCGTGCGCTGAGCGCCGCGGTAAATCGTCATGCCCTTGCGCGAACCGCCTACGATCTGCGCCCTGCTGTCGTCGCGGCGATAGCGCTGATATTGCTCCGCTGTTGGCGCCTCGAAGAAATGCACCAGGTTCTTGAACCTGCGCATCAAGTCTCCATCGCCCGCGCCCCACACACACCACAGCCTCACCGCCTCAGCCATCATGGGCTCCTGAAAGGCGCTCTCTGCTGCTTCCGGAACATACGCTGAGGTGAGAACGTTGGCGATCGCCAGCTGGTGAGCCAGCGGCGTGGATCCCGCGTTCGCGCCGCCCTTCAGCGACTCGCCAACCAGCTCAATGCCCGCTGCGGTGGCGTCCCAATGGTTCTCCACCTTGTTGCCTTCGCGCTTCGCCGTGGATACGATGCCGTCGAAGTATTTCAGCCACTGCGCTTCCGCAATCGGATTCACGAAGTAGGAAACGATGGCGCTGCCCTGGCGGATGGCAATCTTCCGCGGTAGAGCGAGATCGATGAATTGAAGCGTGGACATGGAAGTTCTCCTTGGGTTGTGGGTGATTGTCTTTGCCGATATGCCCAGGGTGGAGAACCCCGCCGTGCCTGAGAGCCGCGTAGTGTGCTTGCTCTCGACAGCCGCCGTAGAACGCGGCCGTTATTGCATTAGGAGGAAAAAGGCCCGAGCGCCCGGTCACTGACGCTCGGGGGAGCAAGCTTCAGGCACCGATCAGATAAGCGGTGGCCTGCGAGTTGGTGATGGCGGCCGTGAGCACTCCCGATCCGCCCTGGTTAAAGATGGTTGTCTCATCCGCTTCGATCTGCCAGATCACGTTGTTGCCGCTGGCGCCCAGCTTCGTGGTCTTCAGCTCGCAATACGGAAAGTCGAGATTCATGACAGAAGTTCCGCTGGTACCGGTGAAGTTAACTTCCTGCAGCTCGTTAGTATTGAAGATCGGCCGGATGTCTTCCGTGCTGTTGGCCGCGATAGTCGCGCTGAAGCTCACCTTGCGCAGCCCCGTCAGCGGGAATGCGCCGTAGAGTCCCAGGCCAGGCGCGGTGTGGTTCTTCACGCCAGTTGAGATCTTCACCGTGCCCTGCATGAAGCGCCCGATCTTTGAAACCGCGGCTCCATGTGTGCCCACCGAGAACACCACATCGGAGCCCAACAGATAAGCATAAGATGCAGGCAGCGCCGGCAGTGAGGAGATTGCGCCGTCCACCCAGATGCCCGTCCCTAAAAAGCTCGCTTGGATCGAGATCGGTCCGCGCGGCGGGATGGTGATGGTCAACTCCGCCAGGCCCATGTCTACGAGCGTCCAGAGCACAGCCGCGGTGTCCTGCAGGTAGATGCTGGCGGCCGGGGCCTGCACAGTGCTTTCGTCGAAGGCGATGGCATGCACATAAGGGCCGGAGCCCGTGATCACATCCTTGCCCATGGCGAATGCGAGCGCCCAGCCCATGATCCAGTCGTCCGCATCGAACTTCACGCTAAAAGCAGAATCCCACCCGGTGAGCTGGCCCTGCGTCGCAAATTCGGTGCCCTTGCCGGCCAGCGCCTTATCGCTGTAGCGCGTCTGCTTTAGCTCGCCCACCGCTTGGCCGTCAAACTTCTGCCGGCGGCTCATGCTTGCGCCCGCGATCGCGGTGTTGTAGGCGGCCTGCTTGTTCGGGCTCAGCACCAGGTTGCGTGCCGTTATCTTCTGGTACTCAAAATTGTATGGACCAGCCATCAGTCACCCTCTCCCGGCTCTTGATCGACAAGCGTCCGCAGCGGCTCAGGCAGCGCGGCAGCATCATCGTCGAGAACCTCTTCCAAAATAGGTTGCCCTTCAAACAATTCGTTCTTCAGCAAATGGTTCCACTCAAAAGCACGATCCACTTCCTGCGCCTCGCCGGCTACAAAATGGAAGTGCCGTCGTGCGTTGGCCCAGCCCACCGTGCCAGCCGCGCCAGCCATCTTCAGCCCAGCCTCGCTCAAGCGGATATTCACGAAATCAGGTCTCGGCCTGGGCATTAGTTGTCCTCGTTTCCGGCAGCCAGCGTGCCGGGGAATTGCGCGATGCCGCACACTTCGATGGTGACAATGTAGATCTGCCCCACGATGTCGTCCGGCAGCTTGTTGATGCCCTGCAAAACAACAGGCTCGGTGACTGAAGTGTCAGCCAGCGTCAACCGCGCTCCGGCTATCAGCGGAAGCACCAGGGCGATGATAGACAGTGTCGCCGTGCGCTGTGCTGCCTTGCTGGTCAAGTCCTCGGCCGCGCACCAGATCTCGAAGATGTGACTCGTGTCATAAGTGAGCCACTGATTGTCGCCCTGGTTCTTATACTCGGTGCTCACATAGCGCTGGCGTGCGCAGGGCATTTCCAGCACCAGCTGGTCATCGTCGTTGATGTCCTTGTCGCCGATCGCGCCCACATTGATATTTGTGAGGCCATTGCTCAAGGCATTCAGCAGCGCCTGTTCCACATCACCAGGCAAAACCATCGAAGCCGGCATCAGTTGGCCTCCAATCCGGAGGCACGCGCGCTCTTGCGAATCCACGCGTCGGTCATCTCCTGGATCCGCGCCGGATCTTCGGGGCGGAACACCAGGTATGGCCTGGCTGGAATGTTCTGGTGCCGGTCGTGCGCGCCAATTTTGGCCACACCGCGCTCGCTCGGCCCCACGCGCCTCATCCGCACGGTTTGCATCTTGCCGTTCTTGTTGCGGATCCGCGCTGTAACGTAGCGGCCGCCGCGCGGCCCGGTAAAGACGATGCGCTCATGCTCTCCAACCTTGACGCGCGCTTCGTCCATCTCTCTGGTGCGCGGGCCGAATGTGCCGCCGCGATCGCGCGAGCCGTATTGCTGCACGGCTGCATAGGCGAGGCCTGTGCCGATGGTCAGCACGTTGCCGTCAACCTGGGGACGAATCGAGTTGCGCAGATTGCCACTCAAGATGAGCAGCTTGTGGCCGGCTCGCTTGTAGCGCTTCTTCGTTGACTCAGCCAGGGGCGCCCACGATCCGGCGGGAACGCCTTGTTCCCGGAAGGTCAGGTAGATGCTCTTCAGCATCCCGATGCCGATGATATTCAGCAGCTCCGCCTTCGCCTGCAGGCTCAACGCGAAGCGCTGCAGCGACACCGTAACTTTCGAAGCATCGGATTCGATGACGATGCTGCCCATTACACGAACCCCTCAAGATTGCGATCGCTGAACTTTAAATGCCGGTCGCCTTCTGAAATCGTTGGGCCAGCCACCGAAGTCTGCGGCGTGTCGCCCACCGGTTGATCGAGTGAGGCGCGGCCCGCCGCCACGTCTTTCAGAAACACGATCGCATCCTCATAGCCCTGGCGGATGATCTCGCCATTCCTAGCATTACGCCGGCGCCGGAACAGCAGCCACATCGCGATATCCAGCGTTTTCCCCTTCACGTCGTCGCCGGCCTGCAGCGGCGTCTGGTAGCGGTCGCGGCAATAGCTGTCGACAATCCCAGAGGCCTCTTCCAGCGCGGCGCTCACACTCGTTGTATTGACCGTGGCAGAATTGTCGTCGCAGGTAAGCTGCACCAGCTCCGCCTGGGTAAGGCGGAGCGGCGTCAGATCGGATTGTGCGGCGTAGGCCATAATAACCCAGGTGACAGTGGACAGCTAAAAACTACTTCGCCGGCTCGATGACCTTCGACTTCAACAGCGGCGCGGCGTGTTCTTCGCTGAGCTTCACCTTATCGCCGCGACGGAATAACTTTGCCTTGGGAATCTCATCGTCGGCGTGATGCAGGTTTGAGAGAACGGTGTAGGTTCCCTTCTTTTCAGTTGCTGCGGCCATCGTCTTTCTCCTTGTTCGGATTTGTGAAAAGGGGCGCGCCGGTTATGAGCGCGCCCCTCATGGTGCAGTGCGGTTTGTATTAGCCCTCGATGGTGCCAGGGATGGCGCTCATCGGGAAGTTCGAGAGGTTGACTGCGGCCAGGATTGGAATGCCGGTCTCGACTGCTGTCACCTTCAGGCCGTAGTACCAATCCACTGACTGGATATAGGTCTTGGTATCCAGCTCGGGATCGATCCATTCCAGAACGCCATAGCCGTCGATGGTTCCCGGCGCTCCGGGCATCGCCGATCCCCCGCCGCCAGGCCCCTTGCCGCCAGCCCAGACAAATGTCTTGCCGCAGCTCACATCCTCGCGATCCGGATTCGGCTTGCTATAGCCAAGGAAAGCGTTTGCGCCCCAGATATACGACGACACGTTGTCCTGGTTCATGGTGATAGCGCTGGCCCTCACCACATTGCCTGGCTGCAAGCCAAACGCACTCGCCATCTGATCGAGCGATATGTTGCCGCTTGGATTGGTGAACTTGAAACGCTCGATCAAATCAGGATGGTTTTCCAGTGCCTGCGCGACTGGATCGCTCAAGATCAGCACCATAAGGTTGTCGGGCACTGCGGCTTGGCGCAGGATCGCCTTATAAGCGGTCATCGCCACGACTGGATGCGAGGTAACGTTGGCTTCCGTGTCGTTTGCCGGCGTTGTGATGTAGCTATCCCACTGCGCGCCGCCGCTGAGTGTTACGCCGTTGGGGAAGTTTGTGGTGCTGAGCGCCATGGTGGCGATCTCGTTTTCCCGCGCCCGCCGAATGCGGCCGATCAGGTCGCCCGTCAAGTGTTGCTTGGTGCTGAAGCCGAGACCCTCGCCGTACGCTTCGCTCTCAAACGGGACCTTGCCCTTGAGCGCGTGCGAGCGGCAGAAATAGGTGTCGGTCGAGTAGGAGCGCCGGATCTCGGTGGCGCCGCCGCCCGGTGCACGCAGCGTGGATCCGGGGACGCGCAGGTTCTGCCGATCCCAGATCACATACTGATAGCTCTGGCGGTCTACTGGGACTTTCGGGAAGATGCGATCTCCCGCCAGCGGCACATCGTCGTCCGCGAATTCCTTCGCAAAATTGGAGAGCGCTGTATTTAACGCGCCCGCCGGCATCAAGCCTACATAACCGCCCATCGCTTCTTCCTCCTGATCTCCGCCAGCGGCGGAGATGCTTTATTCAAGTCAACAAACTATCGAGACCCAAGCCCGCGCTTAAGAAAGGATTGCCGGGGTGGGGCCGCTGATGCTCGCCGTAACCCAGAGCAGATTTACGGCCTCCAGCACCACAGTGTCACCGACTGCCGCAAAAGTGATCACATGCTTGGCGCTATTGATACCGTTGGCAGCCGTGGTCACCGTATGCGCATGAGCGGTGCTCGCGGTGAGAGTAAGCTTCGTGCCGTCCTGTGCCGCGGTGGGCTGCACCAGCGTCATTGCCAGAGCGCCAGCGCCATTGATTGCGGCCGTGCCACTGGCGGCGGGAATCGCGCCGGCTGCCGCGTAGTAGGTCACTGGGTCGCCTTCCAAAGTGAGCGCCATCCCGACCATGCCGAGCACAAACACAGTGGCAAACGAGCCAGGCGAAACATAGGTCTGCGGTTCAAGGGCGACGGCAATCACCGGCTGGCCAGGTTGCGCGGGCACCAGCTGGCCGCTGGCGTTGGTGGTCAGCAACTGCAGCGCGGTAACGCTGGCGCCGATCTGAGCGACGCATTCACCAAATTCGATCACCCTGCATGGATTGTTGACGTTAATTGCGTCCTCTTCCAGGATGCCGACTGCAGACGCAGCGAGCGCCATTATCAGGACTGCGTGGTATTCATCGGCGCCGT